CACAGGTTCCAGAGTTTCGATGATCCTCTTTTCCTTCTGGACGTTATGTCTTATTTCTTCGATAGTGCATGGATAAATCCTTGCCAAGACGGGCTGAAGTATAGTACTGAACATACCATCACCAAAGTTAGATTCGACCACAATGTATTTGACATTGTTATCCTTGGCGATGGTTGCGAGTTGCACAAGCACTGGCTCTTCATACCCGCCCTGCAAACCACCCACTGCAGTAACGAACAGTGTCCCGTGTAATTGCTTGACGACGGCGTAGCCTGTCTCATCGCGACCCCTCCCTGACGGGTCAATAGTCATGACAGCGCCTTCGTAGTCAGTCCACTTCTCATCAATGAACATTGGGCGATAGAGTCTATCACCTGTGAACCCTACGTTTGCGAGGTCTTGAATTTGTTGCTGTAAACCACTAGCCCAGCCAAGGGACACCGGTCCCTTATTACCGGCACACTCCAGTGCAATCAGATCACTAGTCCTGAGAGGGAACCGGAGCATGTCACTGAGCGAAGTGTCGAGCATGAACTGTAGAGCGAAGCCGGTGCGGCCATACGCAGCCTCTCGCTCCAAGAGATCAATCTCAGTAAACCTGAGAGGATCGGTGGGTGCCCCAGCAATGCTGGGATCAGCGGTTACTGCGTCATAGATCGATGGCGCGAGGAACCCCTCGTACTTGCTAAGGTTTGCTTGGGTCGGGTATCTGGAAGTCCAGATCTGACATGCATAACCTCGTTCTCGCAATTTGTTGTATACTGACATCTCAGTCTGCGGTGTCCCGAGATACGTGATCCGCCCAACCTCTGGGACGATGATTGCTTCGAACTCCATGACCGTGGACAACAACTTATCTCGTTTGTCTTCAGTGTCACTGTTGTTCACCACCTCCACATCGTCTGCAATGACATGTGTAGCGCGAGAACCAGTCATCTGGCCAAAGACACCTACAGATTTAACAGAAGGTGCATGTGCTGCCCGTGTTGGAGCCACGTCGAAAGCGATTTTGGAAGAACGTTGGTCATCGGTTGGGGTGAGGTGTTGCAGTATGGGCATCTCAGTAATAAGTCGCTGAGTAAAGATGGAGAAGTCGTCAGATCGTTGCTTACTAGCGGATACAATGAGAAACTTTTCATTAGGATCTTTGAGTAACCTCCACAGGACGTAGGCTGAGGTGATCCAACTCTTTCCTACGCCTCGATAGGCCTCAATGATCTGTCTTTTTGGGCCATGTTGGAGATAGTAAGCAATCTCGTATTGGAGTGGGGTAGGATCGGGCAACTTTAGATGCTTCCAGACCAGAAAGAGGAAATTTCTGAAGTCCGAGAGGACCGATTCCTCAATTTGGGTGATTTCTTGCAAAATTGACCCCCTAGAACCCACTGAATTTGACTTCTGCGGGCTTCAAATGACAAGGTAAGGGGGTAGGGCACCCCCTAGAACTGAATCCAGTTCAGGATAGTGCCCTAACCCCTTGATTTTACTGGGTTATTGAACGTTACGGGCGTCTCAGGAGCAGAATGACGATGATGGCCACGTTGAGGGCCACATTGATCCAGTCTACCGTCAAGAGATCACCTCCTTTTACTACTTTTGACGAGAGTTGTAGTCGGCCACCACTGATGCAACGATGAACGACCAGACGCTCGCTAACCACGCGAGAACTTTGCTCATTATCCCTCCGCCGTAAATGGGAGGACTTCAGCGAGACGAGCGAAGGGAGAACCCTTCTTTATCTCGCATGTGATCCCATTGTCCTTAAAAAGTTGGATGATATTCTTGTAATCTCCAGCGGTCGCTTCACCCGACTCTACCCTTTTGATTAAATCCGCTACGGACTTGTCAAAGAGGGTTGCGAGGACATCCTCGCGAGGATTAGAGGCCATATGCCACCGCAGCGACCACATCCGCAGTCGGCACCAGCCGGTTGTAGGTGTACCCACCCCGCGTGTCATCGAACTCAACAGCATCACCCTGCACACACACCATTGCATTGGATGCAATGAGAGCATGGACAGTATCCTCGGCAGCGGGAGACTTATTCGACATGAAGAAGACAAAGGAAGGTTCGACATCAGCAACAGCGATGGTAAACCGGATTGCACTATGGGTTGTGCCACTCCCTGACACCTTGGTACAACCGAGACCAGTAGCAGCAAAGTACCCAGTACCCGCAGCAATCACTTCGAAGGTCGCCACATCCGCAGATCCATCAACTGTGAGGATCTTGATCTGACCACCAGAAGCACCAGCCTGAGTCAACTCCACGATGTCGTCTGCAGCAGCCGTAGCCGTTACAGTCGTACAGGAGAGAACTCCCGTGCCCAACTTGAGCCCACCACGCAAGGTGTAGTCGGTATCAAGAGTCTTGAGGACCCCACCAACCTCCACCTTGTACACCTCAGGAACATGCGCAGAAGGATCAGCCAAAACGTCGAGTGCTACCTTGTTGCCAAGGGCAAACGTGTGGCTCATCCGCACAAGTTCACCAGCGGGTGGTTTAGCACCATCCACGAAGGTAACCGTGAGGTTTCCCGTGCCAGATAGTGCATAGGTCGTGGTGACCAAGCGCGTGACATACTCTCCAGCAGTTGCAACGGCAGATACGGTGATCGTACAGGCGTCATTGCTGCCGGCCATCTCGTTGACAGTAGCAAGGTCGGCTTCGGCCGTGTAGCCTTGCCCTCCCTCGATAACAGCAACGGTAGCAACCGCAGCAGTGGCCAACGTGAGGACGATAACCTTTCCACCCGACGCACCCTCCTGAACAACAGCGAGGATATCGCCAACTTCATAGGCATCCCCACCAGCGTTCCCAAGGGTGACAGTCTTGAGTGCTCCTGCTACAGGATTGGCCACCTGAACAATCTTGGCACCAGTTGAGGTAGAGAGAGCATTGACCGTAGGAGTTGCCCCAACTTCAGTTGCGGAGAAGGGGAATACCAACTGGCCAGAGAGGTATGCAACTACCTTCAGCCAGTCGCCAGCACGGGGGAGAGCCTTCATCCCAACGGGAGCCTGACTGATAGTGCCAGTAACCGTAGGGATTATGAACGTGACGGTACCCGTGGACAGAGTGAAATCGTCCAGCCGGGTGACGTCGAAGCGAGCAGAGATGGCCCCATCGGCCATCGTTGTGAGAACCTTATTGTCTGCTACAGTGTACCCAGCGCCCCGCGCAGAAATGTACCCAGTAGCAATGTCAGCAGCCCCGTCGATGGTAGCAACCGTGAAACGACCACCGCCATCAACTCCACCCTCAAGAATCTTGAGGACCTGACCAACGGTATACGTTCCGGTGACCGTGGAGATATGGCCATCGGAGATAGCACCGGTTCGCCCTTCCACTTCGTACTCGGTCCACGGACCGGGATTAACGAGATCACTCAACGTACCACGAGCAACAAACAACTTGTAGGTCTCATGATCCGCAGTGTCGTCAATGTTGACGTCAATTGCCGTGACCGTAGCCGCAGTGAAGGTACCAACCTGATTGATCTGGAAGGTAGCAACTCGCTGCGCGGTCGTGAGAACATCCGCTGCAGCAATGGCTGTACCGACTTGATAGGCGGAACCCTGCCCACCCATAGTGAACTGTTTGATCCCACCATCTGGCCACACTTCGGTGACCGTGACAACTTCGTCGTGGGGGGTGGTCTCATACACAGGACCGGGACCACGGTTGATCAGGTGGAAGGTATTGCCAACGGCATACCCCTTGCCGCGATCAATGAGAGAGACGTTGGCGCGAACAACAGCGCCAGTGGCTCCCCACGATCCGAGCATCTGGGTAGCGTCATACAGCGAACGTTCCGAAGACGTTGAAACCAGTGGAGTACCGTTTACCTGAAAGGCATCCCCCGGCATCGTTACGGCTTGTCCATCGCCCTGTGACTTCCGCCACAGAGAGAATGTCATATCTGCAGCAGGAGCAATCGCTGCTACCCCAGACAGAGGGAACCCAACTCCACTCTCGAGACTAGCAATTCTTGAAACTCTCATCGT